GCTACCTGAGGAACGATGCCGTTTGGCTGTCCCGTGCCATTGCCCAGCGTGTATCCGTTATTGATCTTACGACCGATACGGACACCGAAGGCGTTGACAAGCAAATCCTGTACATCGAAGGCGGAGTCCTGTAGCAACTGGACGCTAACCAAGACCTGCTTGGAGTCGCATACGTTGCTGGTGAACTGCACCTGACCGAAGGCAGGGTTTACCTGTGCCACTGTGCCAGCTTCCGCCAACCACTCGCCCACGTTTGCAGTGTCATCCATGGTCGGCCAGTTCAAGGTGTTGCCGGTGCTGGTCGTCAGGCCGCGGCAGACGTTACGCATTCCACCGTACTGCTTGAGCTTGATTTCGAGTTCCTTTTGGAACCCGATCGGAATTAGGTATTCGCCATCAACGCCCGAGGTCTGAGCAGACAATCCAGAGTAGGTACGGAGTTCCTCCGTCATCTTGTTGGAGCGACCAGTGCGGAGATGCTGCTCGAAGGCTGCCTCGTATTCCTTGGAAGCACGAATGTCCGCCACTTTCTTGCTGCGGAACTCATAGCTGTTGGGGTCAGTGTTTGGCTGACTGGTTTCGCGGTGGTCAACCGTAGCAAGGTCGGCGATCAGCTTTTCGCTGGTCTCCATCGCAGTGATACGAGTTTCCATTTCTTTCTGCTGAGCGTCTAGCGTGTTCCAGCGAGCTTGTGCCTCGACTGGAAACGAGGTCTTGCCGTCAACCAGCGTGTGCATTTCCTGCACGATGGCTGCACGTTGCTGACGCAGTTCGATTGATGCTTGAGACATAATGGTTATTTCCTTTGTTGCGATGTCACGCCAAACACTCACACCTTGTGACTGTTGCTGTGCTTTATTCGCTTATGAATGCTCCGCACCTTGCGAAGCGCGCCGCAGTCGGCACACAAGCGAATAACAAACGTGATAGGAAGTCTCTGAGGACTTTCGGCGGGGCTTAAAGACTCAAACTTGTGAGGTAGGTGAGACGAGCTGCCTGCTCAAGTGATGCGAGCGGATCGGCGTCCTTGTCCTTGGCCATAACATCAATGTCATCAGTCTTTGCTTCCGCTCGCGTAGTCATTCGCTGCTCTACGTTGGACGGAATGCCATCGGGCCACAGGTCCCGAACACTGCAAGAGGTCTGAGTGTATGCGGGGTAAGTCACGGGGCTAACGTCAAACAGATCACAATCGTTGAGTGTACGAATCTGGAAGATGCCCTGTCCCTTGTCCTCTTCGGTCGAGTCTTCCCACTTCTCCTCGGTGGCTCTGAATCCGAATGAACACTGGTTTATGTCTCCACGATCTACCGAAGTCAACAGATCACGCGCAGCCTGAGTCTCTGGCATGTTGCAAGAGAAGTGGAGCCCAGTCTTGTCTTCGCTAAGCTCAAGTGTGCCTGCCGTGGTACGACCGAAGACAACGTCAGGGTTATGATTGAACAATGCTCTAACGTCCTGCTTTTCCTTGATTGCGCGGGCGAAGGCACCCGGCGCAATCTTTTCTTTGAAACCGCCAAGGTTGTCGCTGAAACAGTTGTAGTTAGCAGCGTATCCCTCCAGCGACGTAGGCTTGCCGTCAACCTTCTTCGAGCGAAGGGACGTTACCAGGAAACGGCGTTCCAGTTGTGAAGTCTTGGTCATTGATTGCTATTCCTCTATAGTATGTAGTTTTTCAGCAGACTTTTCCCGCAAGGCGGTTATTGCCCTGCGAAGTTCTATCGCGGCAGTCTCGGTTAGCTTGCTGGCATCCCAGTCAGCAGCCCGCAGGGTCATTGACGCTATGTAGTCGCGCACAAAGGCAGTCAACTCGTCAGAGAGGGTCACCACTCCTGGCTCGTCTGTGTCTGGATTGAACGTAAAGGCAGCGGCAATGCTCGTCAGAATAGGTGAGAAAGTACGCTGAAAGTCCTGCTCATTGCGCTTGTTGCGAGCGGTAATGCGCCCTAAAGCGTCTCTAAATGCGGGAGCAAACAGAGCGAAATAGTGCTTGATCTCCAGATCGTTCTTTTCAGTGCCGCCCTCGGACTCTGTATCGGTGCCCAGCCCCGGCTGATCCGGGACGTTGAGAGTTTCTTCACCCACGAAAAACATGTTGACAGGCAGAAGCAATCTGTCTGCCGGGTTCTTGGAAACGAGTTGAGTCTTCTCGTATGGGTTGTAACCCATAGCCTTACGCCCTTCTTGAGCACTGATAAATCCAGCGTATCGAGCCATCTGCAAGCCTTGGATCATGGTCTTGTAGTCAGCCTGTTCAAGCTCATTCGTATCAAACTTGGCGAAGAACCTGTTTGCGTTGCGGCCAAGCTGAGGGAATAGTTTTGAGTTGATTGCCTGTTCCCACTTGCGGAGCCAGGGCTTGAGACAGAACAGCAAGAACTCTCTTGCCTTCTGTTCGGCGTTTGCCCTCGTTTCTTCCTTACCACCAATCATGTGCTCGGGGACGCCGAACATGGAGCAGATTTGCTCTCGGTTAAACTGACGAAGCTGTAGCAACTGAGCGTCCTCGGGGTTGATGCCCGTCTGCTCCCATGACCAACCGCCTTCCATTAAGGCGGGCGTGTGAGAGTTGCCGCGTCCGTGTGCTTGCATCCACGAGTTAAGAGCCTTGAGCTTCTGATCGGGCTTGAGATTACCGTCGAACTTGAGATAGCCTTCTGGTGTTGCCTGGTTCTTGAAGAAATTGGCACTGTAACTCTGCGAGGAAATCTCAATCCCCAGAATCTCGCGGGCGTAATACTTGACAGGGGATAAACCCACTAGAGAGTCAATGCCCATGCCCTTGACGTGCAGCACTGACTCAGCGGTGATAGTCCGCTCTCCACCGCTCGGATCATCGTGAGTCTTGTAGATGAGTTCGCCCAGGCTGTTCCGATAGGGGATGGTTGTGAACGGCGAGCGTAGATAGATAGCGACAACCTGACCGCCACGATTACGGATAATCTCGCCATAAGTGTTACCAGTTATCAGGGCGTGACTTTGAGCGGTCTGCCGGTAGTCAGCAGCCGTGACCTCTGGATTAGTTTGTGAGTGCAAGATTGGGAACAGCGGGTGATCGTAAGAGACAATCTCGGAGCCGTCAGCCAGTCGCTCATAGACCTTAAGCGGGATTGAGCCGATAGCATCGCTGATTACTCGAATGCAGGCGAAATACGCCGAGATTTGAATGGACGAGAATTCGTTTACAATCGCACCCGACTCAGATGGGGGCAAACCGAATGCCCCAAGAAAGTCTTGCGGGAAGCTGACCATCGCAGCCACGAAGTCCCTGAATTCTTGCTTTATAGTCATGCGTTAACGGTCTTTGAAGTTGTTGCGATTAGCCAGCAAGCCGGCGGAGAATAGAAACACGCCAGCAACAACAAACCCCAGTGGATGAAAGATGAGGGCTGAGCCTGTAACTATGAAGGCTGCTCCTGAAAATAGACTGCCGAGGGCAAAGCGATTGGGTGTCATAAAGCTTCTTACCTATCTAGTATCGTGTTCTCTAAGCAGTTAGAGGGTGATCTGAGCAGCGGAACACGAACACTCCGTTGAATTCATCGCCGATTGCCATTGAAGGACAGCCTGGGAATTGACACTGACCGAAGGCGCTGATTCCGCAATCGCTTGTCTTTGAACTGCCAGCAACGAATGAAACACGAGCGACTGCCATTAGCAGAGCCACGGCAGGGTCAATCTTGTTTTGAGGTAAGTCCTTGGTCGGAAACAGCATGTCATTTCTGTCTCGGTGACAAACAACGTTGCTGATCGCCCATGCTAAGACGGGGTCTCCGTTGTAATGAAACCGTCGGTCCAGCACTGCCGCTTCCAGTTCATCCATAGCGGGAGTGAAGCCAACGGCTCGCTGGGCAAACTCCGTCATGGGCACTTGCTCTTCCAGCAAGTGGTTCACTATCTCGACTGCTTGATACTGGTCATGGGGAACTTCGAGGACGTTATATTTCTTGCAAGTATCGCGAATCCAGTCCTCGACTGCATCGAAGTCGTTTGTCTCACCCGCGCACTCGTTTATAAGTGTCTGTGCTGACCAG